GGCTCAATATCTTTAATCCAATCTCCCACAATAGGAAGATTCTGCAACATAATCAAAGGAACACTAACTAAAGGTGTACCGATGCGGGGTGCTGCTGATTCTGGGTCAAGAGATGGTGTGAGCATCTTTACATATCCACCAAATTTTACTGGCAATGGATTGTATGCTGGGAATCCAAGTCGTTCAAACACTGCATTATTCATAATAGTGCTAAGAATGTCATCACCTGGATAGGTAAAGTAGAGTTGACCTCGTGAATCTTTGTGAACGAATCCAGAATGCTGGAAAGTTTGGTTTAATATAGCAATACGCTGGATGGCCATAGGTTCGTACTTAGCGATACGGCTAGCACGACGCCAGAAGTCCTCTGTAGCACGATAGTAGCGACCAAAGTTACGTATATTAAACGCAAGGTTTGTTCGAACGTCTGAGTTATCTACGAAAGACAGCGTACGCATACGGGCTAGAGTAAGAGCCTCTTCGTGCACCTGATTCTTTACAAGAAGTTCTGCTGCCTCACGGCTAATTCCATCACCGATAAATGATTCGATAAGATTTGATTGACGCTTAAGCAACTGCTCACGGTACATTACATAGTTTCCGTAAAGAATGGGCTCACGGTCTAGTAGCGCAATCTGGCGACCAATCCAAGCGTAGCCATTCTTCATTACTCGGTCAATAAGTTGTGGTGCCTCACCTGCTTGGTAAGGAATAAGTTCACGGCCAAGGACCATTTTAGGCTTATCAAAGCCTTCCTCGTACTTAGCCAACTGAGAAAAGTCAAAACTAGAGATACCACCACTAACTTTAATTTCTTCAATCAACTTAAGGTTTAAGCGACCAGAGTAATCACGAAGGGCGTTAGTTGAATCTACATAGATACGCTTAGCAAAGCCTTCTGGCCCAAGAGCCTTGTATAGAGCAAATCGCTTGGCTAGTGTATTTCCCTTGCCTTCAATAAACTTTACTAAGGTTTCGATAACATCTTCTTCTTTGCGAGCAATGTTTGTAAATACAATCTGCCCAAAGATATTCTTTTTGCCAACAGTATTCTGTAAGTCAAGGTACCAGTTGAGAAGATACTCTGGACGGTCATAGCGAATCTGTGAAAATACTGATTGAAATTTCTGGTCTTTAATCATTTCAAGAATTTGAGGATTCTCTGTAAGAGATGGTCCATACTGGCGCAGACTGTTTGCTGTTTGCTCACCAATATCTAACTTGAACTCAGCACGGGTGGCAGCACCATTGATTTCATCAGTAACAACTTGTCCATTATTACGAACAAAGTCCTCTGCATATTCAGCAATACGTGCGCCTTTGGCTGTGCGGAGAAATTCTGGCTTAAATCTGTCATTAAGGACAGCCCTACCTACAGCAATAGCCATTGCCTCAGGGTCATCTGCAAACTTAAGAAGTTCTTCACGTGTGTACATAGTCTTCATAATCTTGTACACTTGACGTGAGACGAGTCCTAGTGGACTAAACTCTACTTCTCTTTCTCCTATGATGGTTTTCTTTCCACCAGGGAGTGTTGCCTTACGAATTTGTTGAGAAATTAAGCGTCCAGAAATATATTCTGAAACACCCTTAAGGCCATTGATAAGTCCGTATGTACCAACTTCTTCAATAGAGGTACGAAGTCCTAGACGTGGGTAAAGATTAAGAAATGACCAGACATCCACAGTCTTCTGCGAAATGACTGACTCACCAACTCTGCCAGTGATAGAAGAGAAAATGTTTCCTTTAAGTTCAAAACGGCGAAGGTCAACAAGGTTTGGCATATAGCGCTTGTTTGATAACTGATAGGCACGCACAGCGTACTGTGCTCCATCTAGTTCTGCTGCATTAAAAACTTCTAGTTCTACTGGGCGTACATCTTCAAGGACGGCTTTAATTTCTTTCTTAGCCATCTTAGTCTTGTATAGCATCCCGCCCATAATTGCAAGCGACTTATCAAGTTCTTTAACAACAGAATCAATTGTTGCCGCTTCTTCAGGAGTAACCCCTGCTTTTTTGCGACCAAGAAGACCCTTTTTAACATCCTTAATTTCTTTGATGTCTGCAATCATCTCGCGCATTTCTGCGCCAGTAGAGGCTGCAAGGCGCGAAGCGATTCCCTCGGCACCTGCTGTTTCTGTAACCTGGTCTACAATCTTACGAATACCTTCAGGTGCTGTAATTTCACCTGCTGTAGTAGTACGCAAGATGCGAGTAAACTCGTCAAGGTTAAGTGCTGACTGGTTGACTGAGTAAAGTTCTTTGCTCATTACGTCAATGTTATCTAGGAACTTACGACCATTTTCGGTAAGGTCAAAGCCCATACCAACGCCCATAGTCTTAAGTAAGCCCTTGTACATAAGAAGGCGTTCGCCCTCTGTAGCACCAATCCAGGCAATGCGAAATACTGAAGCGTTGTGCTTGTCAATTACTGTACGAGCAAGACGATAAACCTGGTCTGCACTTGAAGCGTCATCAAGAGAAATCATTCTGTCAAGTTTTGGGGCAATAGAAAGTTGACGAGAAATTGCTCTATCCAAGATTGCATCTACGCTTCTATCTTTAGCGACAAAGCCCTTAAATTTTTCTGATATACCAGCGCGGCCTGCAAGGACGCGAGTGTCTTCTATAAAGCCAAGTTTTTCTGCCCAAACATTCGGACCCTCTTCAATGACTTTTGCAATGTCTGCGATACTTTCTGGAAGTTCTCCAACGCGGTAGCGTTCGATTCCAATACCCTTACCAACTGCATCCTTTGTCCAGTCTTTAATTGAACGAGCCACAGAGTAGCGCGGGATTAAAGGTGTACGACGGATGCCAGCATTACCGCGCATCATATCGTTAACAATGTCACCACTTACAAAGAACTTAAGTGCAGTATCTGCATCTTTGATATTCGGTGCCATATAGAGTGCAACGTCTGTACTGATTTCAGGGTATCTCTCAGTAATCCGAGTAAGGACATCTGCCTTTTGCGCTATTGTGCCAGACTGATACTTCTGGAATAGGTTGCCAAGATTGTCCCAGTATTTGCGAACAGTGCGCTTCTTCCAAGACTTTTCAAGGTTACGTGGGTCTTCGCCCATCTTAATAAGACCAAATCGTGCTGCGTCAGTTGAACGCTTTACTTTGCCACCAATAATAATTGGGTCAAAAAGAAATGTTACTGCAGTGTCAACTGTTCCAGAGATTGCACTAAATAACTTTTGCGATACTCCATCGCCGCCTATAGGTCCCTTCACGGTAGATGGAGAGATTGTCGCTGTAGTGCCAACTGAATCAGAAAGTTCAATAAAGAATTTCTGTGACGCATCATCGCCTGCTAGGGCTTTCTCTGCTTGAAATGGAAACATATTGAAAAGGTTACGGGCAAGGTCGCGTCCTGGAGAGATTTTTGCATTAGAGTACTGGGCAACAATCTTACCAAGTTCTTTTTCTATCTCTTGGTCTTCTGGTTTACCAGATGAGTAGCGATTAACAATGTCTAGTTTTGCTGGGTCGGCAAGGATTTCCTCCCAGTAATCAAAGAAATTGCCTTTTTTGGCAAGAATTTTTCCAAGAAATGCCATTTCTGGTGTAGTTGATTTATCAACCTTTTCTACTTCAATCCTGTCAAATACATTTTCTCGGTCAGCAGCCTGTTCCCAATACTTCTTCCAAGTTTTAGAATTGTCTGTTGGAAGAGCATCTCTACCGCCAGGCAGAAGTTCTTTGAAACCTTCGTAAATAAATTTACCGTATGTTCCAAGAGTGCCTTCGCCTTCAATTTCGGCAAGTTTCTGTGCAGTATATGGTTGCTTAATTGTTTTAATCTGTGGACGTAGTGCTGTTTCTAAAGCGCTACCAACTGCAGTTGTTACACCGCTTTTTTGTGCTCCAGCATAGGTTCCCTTGATAGCCCCAATCATTGGTGTTATAGATATGGCAGAGCCTACATCACCTAAAGAAACTTTTTTATCTCGGCCAGTTTCCATACCAATGATTTGTTTTCCAAAATCAATTACGGTAGATGTAGAATACCAAAGAGAAGACTTTACTCCACCTATAAAGTTTCCAAAAAAACCTTTATCTTGTTCTTGGTATTTAGGGTCAAAGACATAGTTCAAGGCATCGCGGTACTCTCCTGGAAGAGCATTAAAAGAACGATAAGCCTCATTCTGTGGCAAAGTTGTTAAGTAGTCGTGAGTCTTTCTTAACTCGGCAAAAGCAGCCATATTTGCTTTTTCTTGTGCTGACAAATTTGCCTGTGCTGAAGCGGTTGCTAAACCAGGAGATAACTCTGCAATTTTATTTAATGGTTTTTTAATCATTAAAGACCTCGTGATGCAACAAAATCGTATAGTTCCTGAACTTCTCCAGTTGGGTCCATATCAATCATTGATGCAAGAATCTCTGAAAGAGAACGCTCACGAGGTAGGTTAAGTGCTTCAGAACCTGCACCAGGGCCAAAGTCAACACCACTTGTAATTGGTTCATCTGGACGCTCTGTAGGGGCTGTAAGAGGTGTAATTGCTGGCACACCAGGAATATCCATAGGCATTTCTTTAGCAGCACCGCGACGTGTTGTACCTGCCATAGGTGCAGACTGCTGCTGTTGCATAGTTGCCTGACCCTCTCCGTAAGCCATACCTGAGATGTAGCGTGCTGGTTGTGTACCAGATTGTCCATTGCCACCAGTTGCTGAGATGTTAGCAGGATTATTCTGCGGTGCTGTTGGACGCATTCCGCCTCTATTTTCTGCCATTTATTTCTCCCTACTTAGTGTGCTTAAATTGTACTTTTGAGTAATACGGAGCAGCAGTAAATGCTGACACCTTAGCCGCTATCTCCATCGCTTCGTAAGCATCTGCTCCCGCGTGGATTGCACCTATTGCATACGCTGCGCCAGAGCCTGTTGCGTAGACTCCATCGGCATTACGGCTGACAGATAGGTCATCATCAATATCAAAGATTTCTCCGCAGACTGCAATCAAGAATTGAAAGCGTTGCTCTGATTTCGGTTCATCAAAGTTAAAACCATTTGATGATAAACACTTGCGGAGAGATGGCATTACCTTTGCAATCATAAAATGATAAAGGTCTTCTTTGTCTTGTTTAGCAGGAACTGGAGGTTCCCATATATGTTGTGCTACATCACAGGGCAGGACTTCTCCTGACCCAGCGATTAAAAAGTGTCCCCGTTCAGCAATCTTCTTTACGTCAGGATGTGAAAATATCTTTCCACTGTCATCTGTAGTTTGACTGTCTGCAACAATAACGCAATCTTTTTCGTACTGTAATCCTATAATCGTTGTCATTGTCCCCTGCCTTCATTATCCTCTGGTTACTGCTCTTGCGTTAGCAGCACCTGATGCTGAAAGACTAGAAAGGATTGTTTGAATATCTGGTGCTGCTTGTGGTGCTTCTATTGGTGCTCCACCTTGTTCGGTAGGAGCGCCTCCTGCTGGAACGCCTTCGGGAGCAGGGGACGGTTGCTCAACCATTTGTGGTGCCCCAGCAGGAGGAACTTGTTGCTGCGGAGCGAATGTGGCTTCAATAGCATCTTCTAATGCAACACCCTTTTGACGAGCCTTGATAACCGCAGCAATTTTACGGACCACCTCTGAAGCATCTTGTCCCTGAGTTGCCATTTGTGGAATAGCCTGTGAGAAGGCTGTTAGTGAACCAAGAAGCGAAGAACGCATCTGTTCAATTTCAATCTTTTCAAGTTCTTGTGTGACGTTAACTGTGAATGGAAGTTCACGCATAGCCATATCCTTGGAGATAAGACCGCCACCCAAAGCCTGTAGCATAAAAATAAGACCCTGTGCTGGGTTAAGACCAGCGAGCATTCCGTAGCGAACATCGGCTGAGTAGTCGCCCTTAATGTCTTTGCCTGGACGGTATGTGATTTCGTAAGGTGAACCAGAATCAACACCACGAATGGTCTTCTCTTCTGGATAGATTACTTCATCTGCCTCAAAGCAGAGGCTAATAACATCGCGTAGTGCTGCTGCAAAGATTGCTTGAGCAGACTTAACTTGGGTATCAAATGCACCCATAAGTGCCTGTACGCCTTGTCCAGTGACGATAGAGGCATCAATGTTTCCAGTACGCGATTCTGGATAGCGTGAGCCAACACGCAATTCTTGGTTAAGTACTTCTTGTTCGGTGAATGCTCCTGCTGGAATGTTTAGTTCCACACGGCGTACACCTGCTGGGTTTGCTGTGCGGATGACAGCATCTCCACCGAGTTGCAATTCCTGAACATCGTTAGGAAGTACAATTGGTGACTGAACAGATTTCTCTGCTGCCTCCATAGCAAGCAACGCAAAGCGGTTACGTAGTAACTGGATGCCAAGTACGTCATCAAATTGTCCACGTAGTTCGCCATCAATAGATGGCTTACGTGCAACAACAATCATCATCTTACCAAGTGGATTAGCAGCCTTTGATAAGACTAGGTTGTCCTTTGTTGGAAGAAAAATGATTGACTGGTCTTTGTCATAATAGCGAATCATCTCAATCTGAGCGTTGAGGTCCTGCTTGTAGCCGTAGCCACCAAGAAGTTCTCTTTCATACTCAGGAAATTGTGAGACCAATTCGCCTAGTGTCATTACATATCGCTTAGCGAATGCAACGCAACGTCCGTAGCGGTCAAATTCTGGGTAAGCCCCAATTGGATTTTCTACGCGGATACGTGGCATTCTTGATTCTTCGTCTAATTCAATAATGAAAGGGACGAAACCGTAGGTGAGATACCAGTCAGCACCTGAGTACATATGTACTGCTAGGTCTGAGTGGTTGAAGTAGTTAGATGCGATACGGGTACGCTTATCAGCGAACTGGCGTGCCTTATCTGAAACTTGATTTGCTGCCGAGCAGTTTACTGCTGGCAGTGGTGCCATAACCTCAGAGAGGTCACGAGCAACGATGTCAATAAAGTTTGCTACTACGTTTGCATCTACGCCGTCGGGGAAGAAGTCAGGGTAGACTTCGGAAATCTTTCCTTTACGGACAGCAAGGACGTCAAGGTTGCGAGCATCACGCTCATTGTTGCGGTAGCGCATAGACAGGACTCGCGCTGCAACCTGTTCCATTGATAGTGCCATTGTTATCCTAACGATTAAAGGGAAAAATTATTTTTTTGCTTTGATTGGCTTTGACTTGCCAGAGGCAAGCATCTTCTTGACGTAATCTGGGTCGCCTGCGCCCCAAGTTCTTGCTGGCATACCAGTTGCTGCTTAATTTGAAATTGGTGGGAACCCAGCACTTCTGCTATATAGTGGGTCAACGTACTTGTCTGGCTTAGATTTATTTGCCACTGTAGTTCCTATCCGTATTGGTCTGCCCATTGTGAGGCAAAGGTTTCATCTAAATTGATTGAGCCACGACCAGCCATCTGTGCCCGTGTAGCCCATCGGTTTGTTTGATACTGACCGATTCTTGTACTCTGTTGCATTAACTCTCTTACGCGGATAACCGCAAACCAGAGAGCCATTACAGTATCTGTAGGGTTTCTAGTGTCAGGCTTCCAAGTAATCAACTGCTGTACCAAGGTCTTCAAGCCCTCAGAGCCTTCATTGCTTGGTAGTTCAATCAAGTTGTTATCCTGGAATCGTCCATCTCTGGTGTTACCAAAAAGGCTTGCCATAGATGCCACACCAAAAGATGTGTCCCATTTGTTCTTACCAGTGAAGTGTGAGTTCAACTGGCAGCCATACTGGGCTAGAAAGTTTCTTAGGTTCTCATCCAGGGCGTAAGCCTTCTGGTGAGCGTTAATCTCAATACGCAGTTCTTGTGGACGATATTTCTCGACCCACTCTTCAATTAAGTCTTGAATTTTCTGAGGAGTAGGTTCTGTCATATTGACAGCATCTAAAACATAAATCTTTCCATCGGTTCGGTTGTATGTAACTACTGCCGCACCTGTGGCACCTGCCATAGCAGGGTCAAGTCCGATTACCGTATACGTAGACTCAGCGTGCTTAGGGTGTCCAGGAACCCCTGGCTTGAGTGGGCCACGCTTTCGCATTCCGTTGACGCTTCCTGCAACGCAGGTTGGTGAGAAGATTGAATCTTCTTGGACGTCTTCTTGCTGGTAGACCATAGCCCATACTGACGGTGCGACTTCAGAGCGTCTCGTAAAGAGAGAAGGTCCGTCCCACTTGGGAAAAAGTCCATTTTCATCCGCCCCATCAATTTCGTTTTCTTGCATATTAGACTTAGGCCAGAGTGTTTTCCAGTTCTCTGGCTTCTCGTCAAATTCTAGCACTGCTGGCTGTGAGAAGTAAGTAAAGGGGGATTTGCCACCTGACCACTGGCCTGGGTCACGAATCATCTTGTAGAGGTCTACTGATGAAATTCGGGTGCCTACGATAACAAGTTTACCGTGACGACCAAGACGGGTGATTACTTCCTTCTGAATCCACTCAAGTTGCTTTTCCCACTCGTGGGCGTTAGAACCCATCACGACGTCATCTAGGATAATCAAGTCGGCACGGGCACCGTAAATCTGGGAACCAAATCCTAGGGCTTGGACCGTTGGGTCCTTTTCGCCTGAGTCTCTACCAGTACCTAGGTAAATCATATCGGCAGACCATTGGGTTGCATCTGCCTTGTATCCACCGTTGGGGCCGAAGGCCACCTGTAACTTTGTGTAGGCTGGGTGTGAGAGTCTAGTCTTGATGGCTCCCAGAAACTTACGAGCCATACCCTGAGTCTTAGAGACGATGATGACTCTAGCATTCGGGTTGGTAACAATCTTGTGGAC